CGTTGTACTTGGCTCTACGTTTTTTATTAAAGTGTAACGTAAAATAGTATCTATTGACACCTCACACACCACAGACAAAGTACCAGATGCTTGTATTGTTATTTTTTTAAACTGCGGGTTTCTTAATGCTATATTTGCCATCTTAAAAATCTAATGTTAGTGTACCTATAAACAAATAAATTTTTATAGTCTTGTAGTTGTATTCTTTATCAGCGTTTATAAATTCCCAACCAAGTGCAAACCTATTGTGAGGAAAGTGAAATGCTATTTCTAATGTCCAATCCATATTTTTATTTTTCGGTAAATACCATTTGTGATCTTATATCATCTGCAAATGCTTTTGCCATATTTAATTCATACTTTTCTATACCAGCTTTAAATGGTTTACTAAAGAATAAGTTTGCTCTTAAACCTTTGTTGTAAATGCTTTTTACAATTATGTATCTCATACTATCATAACTCATAAACCTACCTTTTTTATCTCGCCATTGAAATCTTTTCTTTCTTAACCATTTGTCAATACCTTTGGTTAAACCACCTTTTTTACCAGTACCACTACCATATTGAAATGGTGATAGTGCATTTCTTGTTTCTGGGTATGTTGAGGTTTTACCCTTTACACCCCTATCTACAAAAGCACCATAATCTGCCATCATAAACTCAACCAACATTGCTTGGTCATCTTCCATTAGTTGGTAAGATAGTGAGTTGTATAAGTTACCACCACCTTTATCATCTTTTGTAAGCCTTGTGCGAGATTGTTGTATAACATACTTCGCATATTGGTTCATAACTGCTTCAAGGTTGTTAAACTCCATTAGCAGATGTATATATCATTGTAAATTAGTATATCCATTGTGGCACTCCAACCCGCTAATTGGTTTTCAAACCTATCCATAAATGGTTCTAAACTTGGGTTACCATCTAACTGGTACATATCGGTATGTAGCGACCCCATTCTTAAACGTTGTACAAGCCTATTTAAGACCGCTAGCTGCGTGTTTAGAATATCTTGCTCATTATCGTTACCAGTAAATCTATCTGTTGTTACATCCTTTGATTGGTCTACTATATCACAAGCTAATATGGTTAAACTAAACCTCAACACATTTTCTTCAACTACAACACTATTCACAATCATATGCGCCAATGGAAATATATCTTGCTTGTTTAGATTTACATCACTAATATCACCTATTGACACTGTATTGTTATTTACATCTGATAGTAATTGTTCTTCTATTGTTGAGGTTAACTGATAATATCCTCTTACACCTTGGTTACTCATTTAAAATTTTGTTTAATTCCTTTTGCTTCTAATTCGGATTTTTCTTTCATATACTCTAAAGCATATAAACATTGATGTACGTTTAATTTGGTGATATCTTCAATTCGTCTAATATCGTTTTGAGCGAGTGCAGAGAAGATACTTTGATACCATCCATACTTTCTTGAGAAATTTGTTGTTGCGTCAAGTTGTCCATCTGCGGATTTTCCAAATAATTCACCATAACCATCGATAATTCTATCCCTAAATTGTACAAAAAAAAAATTGACCCAAGAACAATGTCCATAGGTATATGCTCTAACTTTTCTTTTGTGTCTACATCATAATCTACAATCGTGTATTTGTCACCTATTTTATCTTTAATTGGTCTGTAAAGTACATTCATAGCAATATCCATATTTTGCCAGTCACTTATATAGGTATCTAAATCAATATACTCACCTAAACTTATATCATCTAAATTTGGAATTATTCCATATTCAACACCATCTATTTTAAATGTTCTTATTAATTCTGGTTGTTTTTCAAACATTGCATTAAGAACCTCAACAACTTTATTTGCGTCACCTACCTTTAACATCCTAACACTCTTTGCATCAAGGTTGCAAAATATCTCTATCATCTTGCATTGTAAAAAGTAACTATCTTCATTGCTATCTTGCAGCTTTAGAAACTTTTGGTATTGTTTAAGTGTTATCTCTGATAAATCACTTGGTATTGTTAATTCAACTTTCATACTTATATAACGTTTTTAAAATGGTTTTTTATACTAAGGTAAATATAATAAAAAAAGGTAAGCATTTCTGCCTACCTAATTTCAACTTAACTAACAACTAAATCATACTTGCTTCGTGACAAGTGCCGCTACAGACACCTGGTTTTCTCATTGGCTCGCCACATTCCGAACATTCATATTCTGGTTCGTTTGCTGGGTTACCTATATCTAAATAATCACACATAATATTCTGTTTTTAATTTACCATTAAGGTAATGTTCTACAATTACACCAGTTGATAAAGGTACTACCTTATATGGTCTGATACTTTTCTTTACTAAAAATTTGTTTATTAATTTTTTCATTATTCTTCTGTTTGATTAAATTCTGCGTGTTCTCCACACTCTGCACATATTCCCATATCCCATTGGTTTTCTGCTCCACAGCAATCACTTAATTCCATTCATATATATATTTAAAGCATTTAATACTATCACAAAAAATGCTAACATTAATACTAAGAATATTTCGGTTTTATAGTTCGTAGACTTTTTCATATACTTCTTGTGTGTTTTTAACTGCTTTGTTATAACCTACACTAAATGCTTCTGATGCAAGGTTACTCATAATAGTTAGTAGTTCTGAATTATACTCTATGTCTAATTCTCTTAATTTATCGTATGCGTTTTCTAATGGTGTTTTCATATCTGTTTTGTTAATTAATATACCGCAATATACAAATAAATAACATACCAACAAATAATTTAATAACTTTTATGATATAAAGTAATTACCCCTATTTGGGTTTTGTAGTTGATATGATACAGAATAACGTATTGCATCTATCAAATGGTTAAATTTGTCTTGTGGTGTTTTAGACTTTTTTTCTAACCAAGAATAGTTGTTTAGTTCTTTGATGAGGTTGATACTATTTTCTTCTACTATCAAATCATAATCTTGTAGTAAAGCTATGCCGTATGTAATTGAACCTTGACCTTTTATTGCTTTGACTACATTACACCCTTTTGCTTTTAGTTCGTGTAACAATCTGGGTTCTGCACTATCACCTACTATAAGGCTATTATTAGCGTGTTTAAGGTTAAGTTCTGCTATCTGTGATGTGGTAAGACCTTTTAAGTAAAAACACTCTCTTAAATAGATTGTTTTATTTGTTGTGTCTATGTTGGTTTCTACTAATGTATTTTCATCTGATGCAAAACCATAATCTTGACCAAAGACACTTACGCCTACTTTTTTAAACTCACCTATTCGCCAATTAGTAAATATAACACCTTCTGCTTTTTCTAACCACCCACCGAGCATCTGATGTTTGTATTTCTCTGGTCTACGTTTCTTTATGTTTTCTATTTGCTCTAAATAGCTTTTAGATAGGTTTTCTATATTATCTAAATATGTGGTGTGTATATAGGTTGTATTTCCTTTGGTTGTGTTTACACCAGCTTGTACACCTTTATCTTCAAAGAACCTATTATATATCCAATGCTCTTTTGTAACTGGGTTTAAAATAAGTATTACCCTATTTTTTTGGTTTAGGTTTCTTACACTTAAATCTATCTTATCAAATATGTTTTCATCTTGTAGTTCCTCTGCCTCATCCATTACCCAAGTGCTTACGTTTGTTAAAGACTTTAGGTTTGCCGTTTGGTCACCACTTGATGTTTTTATCCCCTTGGATTATCTTGCTACCAGATAGCTTATTTCGTATTTCATCTTTTGTTATATAAAAAGCATCTTGTAAGTTTAGCGTTTCTATCTTGTCTATAAATTCTGGTATTATAGAAATGTACGCAGATGATAGTGTAAACCTTGTAAATAGAATTGTATGCCCAGCTTCAAAAGTAAGCAACAATAATAACAAGTTTATAGAATACGATTTACCAGACCCACGACCACATTTACCCGAACCTCTACCACCAGTTACAATATAATACCTGGCATCTGATGTTTGGATAGGGTTGTACTTTGGGTCAACTTCTATCACTTAAATTTAATAATATCTTTAAAGTTAATATTAAACCCATCTGTTGAGGTTATGTCTACACTCTCTTTTGGTTTACCATATCTATAACCAAAGTATAAACTCATAGCTTTGCTATCACCTTTGAATATTTGTTTACCAAGTGTTTTAATTACCTCATCATTATCTATAAGGTTATCTAACTTTTCTATTAGTTTAAGTTCGTCTGCTTTCTTTGGTCTACCAGCACCCTCTCTTTTACCACCGTTGTTTTTTCTTTTATCCATTTGATAGAAATTTGTTTATTCAATTATATAACGTAATTAAACTTTGTTTTTATTCAGCTTTAAATTAAGTAGTCTTTCTCTTATTGCTTTTCTTTCTTTACCCTTTGGTAATTTGTCTAATAGTTGTTGTAGCTTTTGTATTAGTTTTTTTCTGTTCATATTAAAATAGTTTAAATTCTGTTTCTTTTATTCTTTGTTCTGCTATGTTAAAATATTTTTGGTCTTGTTCTATTCCTA